CTGCCGTACCGGATTGAGGGATTCCACACGCGCGGTATTTGGGTCGATGAGCCGTCGGAGATGCCAGCGCTCATCTGGATTGTGATCCAAGCGCGGGTGGGGTTGTATCAAGCGCCGGTACTGTTCACGGGCTACCCGACGAATATGGGATGGTACTACAACTTGATCTACGTGCCGTGGACAGGCGGCGATCCTGACTATTGTTGCATTCAGTTCGACTCAACCGAGAATCCGCTGTACTCACAGAAGGAAATGGATCGCGCGAAGGCGACGCTGCCGGCGTGGATGTACGACATGCGACACCGGGGGCTATTCAGGAAACCGTTTGGCCTAGTCTATCCAGACTTCGGGGCGCACCTGTTCATCGAGCCGTTTGACATCCCAGACGATTGGCCGACTTATGTCGGTGTCGATCCGGGGATACATTATGGCGCTCTCATGTGGGCATGGCATGATGATGTCTTCTATGCCTACAATGAATTCTACGTGGAAGAGGTGAAGGGGGCCGATGAATATGCGTCGGCGATGCTTGGGAAGATAGAGGGGCTTCCTCAAGGGTGGATTTACGACCCGGCGCGACTGACTGACGTGGTGAACCTGACGACGTATGGCTGTGGTCCATTCTATAAGGCCAACAACGCCGTCGATGCTGGTATCGTTACACTTACCGGGATACTCAAGCAAGGGCGATTGAAGGTGATGAGGGGGCGCTGTCCGAACTTCATCGACGAGATGGAGAAATACAGTTATCCGACGGACGCGGCATCGGGCAAGATCAACAAGGACAAGCCGATCAAGAAGGATGATCACTTGCCTGACTGCGCTCGTTACCTGGCGCACACGCTCGCAAGTGCGCCGCTTGAGGAAAAGGGGACGCTGGTAGTTGATCTTGGCGAGGAGATATCGAGGTATTAGGAGGTGAGATGACAATCAGAGAGTGGACCTTAATGATTCTCAAGGCGGCATTCGATGTTTCCGAAGACCCACCCGAAGCAATAATAGCACGGGTTGAGTTGCACGTTAGGGCTCTTTGGGATGCAGCGTTTGAACAAGGATATGTAGATGGATTTGGGAAGATTAGGTAATTAAGGAAGGGCTATGGTATACGGGATAATCTTAGGCGCAGGCGCGGGGATGATGGTACAACGTTACTCTACATATGGATGCTGAGTCGTGCGAACCGGAAAAGCAAACAGGACTCCAAAGTGGTCGAGGAGTTGCTGATACGGAAGGCGGAGGCAAGCGAGGCGATAGCGGCGGAGGTGAAGACGCTTACTGCGGAAACCACAGCTTACCACAAGGCGCTTGCCAAAGCGTATGATTTCGAGGAGGAAGAAGATGAAGACAAGTCAACGTAGGGTTGCCAAGCCGCCAACAACGCGACAGCCGAGCTTTCCAAGGCAGCCAGGATTATCTCAATTTGAATGCGATCTGTGGCGCGATGTTGTTGTGACAGTAGCTAGTAGAAATGGCCGAATAAACACTGACGAGGCAGCGGGGTTTGCAGATCAAGCAGTTCTCAGGTATCGCACATTTGCGCGGGAGATAGCCAAAGAGAATGATGAGTGAGGAGATGATTGCTATGCAAGAGACGACGTATGATGATGGGCACAAAGTTCGTAGGTTTGGCCCGCTAGCGGAAATGATGTTAGCCGCCCAGCGCGATGTAGAGAAAGATGGCGTGGTCAAGGTAAGTGTTGCGAAAGTGCCAACGAGCATGATTGAGCAAGCTGTTGCTGAGATGGAAAGGAAGATAGAGAATGTGAGGAGATGATTGCTATGCCGAAGTCGTTCCCACAACGATGAACGCTTAATGCAGCAACCGGGGGTAGTGTATCCGATGATCACACGCTAAATGAGTGGGTACTCTGTTTTACATAGGAAACGCATATTCTCGCAAGGATAGGGCGGTCTGGAAAAATAGCTAGGATGTAGGAGGAGGTGGATAATGAGCATTAAACTGTATAAGAAGCCGCAAGAAGTGGGCTGGCTTGGATGGATTGATGGCGAGAACGAACGCTGTATCGGGTTCATTCAGCTTGACGGCAAAGTCCAGTTTGGGTGGTAGGCCTGGTCTAGACATAAACGATTTTCTCACAGGGAGAGAAAGCGGGGCGGGTGGACATGTTGGCGTTCGTGTAAGTAACTTGCCCGTCCCGTACAATATGCGAGGCGGCTGAGGTGTGGAAATGTAGCCACACGACAGAGAGAACATATCTCCAGGGGAACTTGTATCACGGAGAAGACTGTGGCAGTCTAATCAAGGTGCGATTGCTAAAGCCGGGGCAACGACCGGCCAGCCGCCGCTTCACAAGTTGCTAAGTAGCACGGAAAGTGATATAAGGGGAAGAGAGGTCACCATGACAGCACCAAAGAAACGTACGACGGTAGCGCAAGTGCAGGAACAGTTGAGAGTTCAAGAGGCGAACTTCACCGAACGCATCGCTGAGCTTGAACTGGCCATCGAAGATCGGGGATGGCGATCACTGTCTGGAGCATCCGAGCAAGAGTTCTCACGCGAAGGTCTGCGAAGGATCGTAAAAGAGTCACGTTTATTTTACTTCAAAAACCCCACCATCATTCGCGCGGTGAATACCATTACGGACTACATATTTGCTCAGGGGCTAACCTTTGAAGCCCCGAATCCTACAGTTAATGCTGTCATTCAGGCGTTTCTCGCCGATCGCAAGAATAAGAAAGAAATAACAACTATCCTGACGATGGTGCAAAAAGAACACGATCTCCTGATTGCGGCGAATCTGTTCTTCGTCTTCTTCGTCAACAGCAACGGTGATACCCGTGTGAGGACCATCGAGTTCGATGAGATTGCGGACATAAAGACGAATCCCGAGGACGCTAAAGAGCCGTGGTTCTATGAGCGGCGCTGGTCGCAGGATGGAGTATCAAAGAGAGAGCTGTATCCTGATTGGCAGTATCACCCGAAAGCATGGCCGCCGACAGTTAAGGACATGCCGGTACGTTGGGATACGCCTATGTACCACGTGAAAGTCAACGCGCTTTCCTCTCAGAAGTTCGGCCTAAGCGAGATCTACGCGGCTCAGGACTGGGCAAGGGCGTATGTGAGATTCCTATCTGATTGGTCAACGATTGTGCGATCGTATGCCCGGTTTGCGTGGCAGGTGACAGCGAAGGGCAAGGGTGCGCGTGCTGCGATCAAGACGAAGCTCGATTCGGGTATCTCATCTGGAAACTACAATCCGGCACCTGCTGCAGGGTCGGCCTTCATCGGAAGTGATACGAGGTTAGATCCGATCAAGACTGCGGGCGCGACGACTTCGGCTGATGATGGAAGACAGCTCTTGTTGATGGTGTGTGCCGCCACGGGCGTCTTCGAGCACTTCATGGGCAACCCATCGACCTCGAATCTGGCGACAGCTAAGACACTGAACCGTCCGATGGAATTGTCATTCATGAATCGCCAGCGGATGTGGGAAACGGTGTGGGAAGACATCTTCTCCTTCGTGCTCGAAGCCAAGGCGCGCGCAGGCGAAGACGGCCTATCCGGTGAGGTGGTGACAGACGCTTGGGGCGAAGAGGCGTTCATCTACTCCGATGATGTGGACAACGAAGATGAGAACCTGCGCGATCAGCCGATCAACACGTACGTCGATGTGAACTTCCCATCGATCATTGAACACGATGTGAAGGAGCTTGTGGATTCGATTGTAGTGGCGGCTACTCTAGCCGGTAATCCTCCAGCGGGGACTCTAAGCATGGAGTATACGACCAAGCTACTTCTTCAAGCACTTGGCGAGACCTCCGTTGAGGAAGTCATGGCCGAACTTTTCCCCGAAGAGGGGACAGCTGAGGAAGAAAGCATGAGGGCGGCGATCGTGAAACTTCGGGCGACAGCTGAGAAATTGGCAGAGGTGTCAGATGCCTAGCGCGGTAGCCGTAAGAGACTTCATCGAGAGCGTCGTCGAACTACAGGAAGTAGTCGAGGATCGTGCACGCGCTAAGGAAGTGGCGGCGTTGGAGAAGAAGATGGCCGCGTATTTCCGCAAGCAGGGCGCGATGATCGAGAAGAAACTATCATCCCTCAAGCGATACTTCACAGAGTCCGTCGGGAAAGATGCTGATACGTTGATCCTTGATGTTCTGAGCGCCACGGAAAAAGAGGGCGCGGGGATTATAGCAGGCGGACTAGTGAAGGGCGCTACGACCGGCTACGGGCTTCAGGCTGCCTCATTCGACATCTCGTTCAAGTTGTCGAACCCGCGGGCCGTGGCCTATGCGAAGAAGGAAGCTGCCAAGCACATCACTGAGATCAACGACACCACACGCAAGACTATTCACGACATGATCGTCAAGGGTATCGATGAGGGGAAGAGTTATGGCAAGGTAGCCCGTGAGATCAAGGGAAGATTCCATGAGTTCGCGGTAGGGAAACCTCAAGAGCATATTGCCTCACGTGCGCAGCTTGTGGCCGTCACTGAGAATGCGCAAGCGTATGAGTCAGGTGGCCGAATGCTAGTCGATGATCTTGAAGACGCCGGGCTGGATATGGAGAAGAGCTGGAACACAGTCGGGGATGACAAGGTTAGCGACGGGTGTCTGGAGAATGAGGGGCGGGGATGGATTCCAACGAAGGACGCATTTCCAAGTGGGGATCAGA